CACTTCTTCGATAATAAATTTAATATCTTCTTTAGTTAACCTTTCCATTATTCTTCTTCTTTTATAAGTTCTGTCCATCCATGTGATAGGAACTGAACGTCATCAACTAAGCTAGTTGAATAACATTCTGCCGATGCATCTAGTTCTTTTACTATATCAAGCACTTCGTAATCACCATCTTCTATGACGGCTTCTTTACTTTTTGCTTCTACGAGTACTACACGAACACCTTTAACATCTTCACGGTATTCTTCCTGTACTAAGTATCTATTCATAATTGTCCTTTCGTTGTTAGTCGTAATACAAATATTCGGGGTGTTGTTGTTGAAACGTACCACCATATTCTGCTGTGTGAGTATCAAAGTCTCTGTTTGGGTGGTCATCAGGTAACTCAGTTAACTCTCCTAAGTTTTCTGTGATTGACCAACCACACTCTACCAAACGTATTTGGTGCATGTTTTTACCTCCGTTTGATGTGAACTCATTGATTAAGTCGTATGCTTCGTCTGAGTTATTAGCCTCGACAAAGACTTCATTTCTCTGCTCATACTCTAGTTTGTATAAAGCCATTATTCCTCCTCCTGTAAATGTTCTAACCAGTCTGAATCAGACATGGATAAAACAAATTCTTCTGCATCTTGTTCGTCTCTAGCGTGAAACGAAACAAATACTGTATAAACTTTATCCATTATTCCTCCTCCCATACGGAATCTTGATAATTAAATGGTGGCTCTGTTATCTCATGTAACTGCATTGACCTGACTAGACAATCTGTTGAACAGAAAAATCCATAGTCATACTCAATCTCACAGTAACCTGCGTCATCAACTTCATTAACAAACATGTACACCATATCATCTCTGTTACGAATACTGTTATTACATTGGTGACAATCCTCCATGTGAAACCCTGCATTATGTAAATGCAGAGAGTAACCCCAGGTGTACCTAATAACAGTATCAAAACTAGTCTTTGAAAACATCACACTCCTCTGTGAGTAACTCGTATCTAGGCGAAGTCATTTCTCTTACCATAGGCTCACCAAATACGAGGTCAAGAAAATCAAACTCCACTAGATTTCTCATCTCGTAGTCACGTACTGTATCTACTACTTCGGCATTAGTTCCTCCCATGTCAAAGAAGACCTCCATTTTTATTCTGTACATTGTCTCACCACCTTATCTGTGTTGAAGTGTGCATTTATCTCATCTAACAGTTCAGATATACGGTCAATAAATCCTGCGAACTCAACTGTATCTGTAAAGACAATGTTGATAAGGTCGCCTTTTTGCCCACTTATGTTCAGAAAAACTTCATCTGATAAGTCTTTCATAGTTTCGGGTGATGTCCATGAACTACGATACTTGTCGTAGTCAGCTTGTATAAACATATTTATCCTTTCTTTGACGTGTAACGTTACGCCAACTTCCTACTTTCTTGAATAGTTCCCAACACATCTCGCATTTACCATCGCCAATGAAGTAACCCCACAGGGTATCATTGAACAAGCAAATCTCACACTTATATGATTTCGAGTTCATTAAGCCTATCCTTTATTGCTTTGAGTAATGCTTTGTTTCTTGTACCTCTACCCATGACACTATCAGCAATAGTGGTATCAGCATCGATAAAGAGAGCAAAGTCTCGGTAGATACGATGAGCTAATTCTAAATTACCTGCACCGTGTATGTCTCTTAGTTTGTTACCCATGTTTACCTCCTTGTGTATAGATAACTTGATAGACACAGGTCACAGAAAGGAACTGTCGAATGTTACGTACATACCCCATGTCTATCAAGCTACCTACGTTGTTAAGCAAATTCTCTTACGAAAGAGAATAAGGTTATCGTAAGTAGCTCTCTGATGATGTAATCAGACAACTCAGTCTTGTAGATATTTACTTTTCTTTATTGTCTAATACGTTGCTATCATAGATAGCTTGTAACACACAAACTTCGTGTATGCCTCGGTTCGTTATCATACTTTGACCAGTCTGAGCGAGAGGTCTATGTGCTACAAGCTACCTACAACCCAAGCACTTGGGCTATGGTACAGAGCTATTGCTAGTCCTGTGTAGATAGCTTGAAACACACAGCGTGGATAACAGCAATCATTTAGTTATCATTAATGTGTACACTATGCTCTTGCTATGTGCTTCAAGCTACCTACGTTCAGTCGTTAGTCACAGGGCATTTGGAACTAACTCTTACTTGTAGATAGCTAATTGCTTTGGCTATCATCTTAACAAATCTTTCTCACGTATTGAAGCA